ATCGTCAGGAAGCCACTTTTTTTGACCGCAGAGCTATCATGTACCCCCTACCAGCAATAGCCCTACCAGAAAAGAGCGAAAAATTCACCAGCAGCTCTAAAATCGTCCAGAATCCAGTTTTGCTTTTTCTCGGTCATAAAATTCATCAGAAAGCCCTTACATTCACAGTAGTACGTATATTTTTGGACTCACTGTAGATTCAATCATTTAACCCTTCTTTTAGACAGATTTTGGGCTGTTTTGTCGGCTTTTTCTGTCTAATTCCGGTTACCTAAGTCATTGATTCTTCGTTCCGCCTGTTTTTGGGTACCAGTCCCCCTATGTAATTTTTAAAAAAGTGTGTGTATAATCGGTTTTACACTCACTTTTTGACCCTCGCGCGGAAGGACTATGATAAGGGAAAATTGACAAAAATCCACTTATTGTTTAGATTCAACCACATAGCGATTCGCTTTTATACAAAAAATTTGTCCGATTTTCAGCAAATTCGTCCATTGCGTCCAGAATCTGTCTAAAATGTCACAAAATTAACCATTCGTTAAGGTATGTGACAGAAAATAGACAAAAATTTATACACACACTTTTTGAGGCTTTACACACACTTTTTGGGCATAACAATTATTTTCTCGGCTTTTGTCTAATTTGAGAATCTGTTCGCTTTTTGTTCTATGCCTTTTACAATCAGCGGGCGAATAGATTTAGATTTACAACCGCTTTAGGAGTGGTAATCAAGTACTAGGTGCGGTCGTAAGTCATTGAATTAGGGCGAAAAGCATTCAAAAATTGATGTAGCGCTTCAATTCGTGGCTCTAAACGATTGGAGTTGCGTAAATAATACAATGTGACTCAATAATTTAATCGGAAGGGGCAAAATTTATCCACATCCGGAAGAGGGAAAGGTTGCGAATTGTGAGCGGATTTGCTTCCGATTTGCTTCCGATTGCATAAGCTACTGAAACAAGGCAAATAGTAAAAAGTGGGTGTATAAAAATTTGACCTGACTTCACTTTTTGCTTGACAGATATATCGGATTGTCGGGCTTTTGGCGAATCGGGAGCGGATTCTGGACGTGAATTTGATTCCAGATTCCGAGCCGATTCGCATTCCAGATTTGGACCGGAATCACAACCGGAATCCATTACAGATTCGCAACTGATTTACGTTCGAGCGTACCTGATGTGGTACGCTCACTCTCTTTGGTATCCCTTGCAACTAAATGTATAAGAATCCGGCGTGTTTTGGGTAGGGAATCGGCTCTGTATGTAATAAGCTCCCCATTTGGCTCTATTGCATGCACTCCAAAACTGTCACGGTCCTTAAATATCATGTAAAGCGTCCCCGTGTCGGATAAAGTGTAGCTGTTAACTTTCATTGAATATATAGATGTTATAGTTGCATTGGTGTTCATAGTTCGTTTCCTTTCAAAATATATGTTGTTTGCGATTGCGTACCTGATGTGGTACGGCGACTGCGACTCAAAACTGGATTACTATCCGATTTTGGTAGGTCCGGTTAAAACTGCGTCCTAGAAACTGTTTTATCACTTCTAGGTTACCGGACTCTTTCACAAGTCGCCCGTACATGTAAAGGTCATAGAAGGCAATACTAGAGCCGTTTCTAATGCGCTCTTCCATTACATATTTTTTGGTTGCATATTCTTCTTTCATATTCGTTTCCTTTCATAGTTTGCATTTAATTGCGTACCTGATGTGGTACGGCTTCCGGTTAATTACAGAATCAGCGCCAAGCAGTAAAAAAACACTGCCAGACAAGTGATTCCAAAAAGATTCTCTAAAAATTGTTCTGCGTTCATAGTCGTTTCCTTTCAAATTGGTTTCGGTTTGTTTGCCGTACCTGATGTGGTACGGGCGGTTAGTATTTGGCAATTTTTTCAAACTGCCTCACGCGAATAAAATCGGTGGGGAAATTTAAAAACCCCCCCGAAAAAATCCGTTTGCTTAATGCGTACCCGATGTGGTACGCTTCACGCACACGCACACGCACACGCACACGCACACGCACACGCACACGCACACGCACACGCACACGCACACGCCGGCGCACGTATTAAGCAAGCGGAAAGGGGGCGCACCTTTGGGGGTGCACCCGATTCCGGTTTGAAGCCCGTTTTTAAGCGGCTTTCTTGGTGCGTTTTTTTGCGGCTTTGCGTGCGCTTTCCCTTGCCTCGCCCTTGGCTTCGGAAAGGGCGCTTGCTACTGCCGAGCGTCCGCCTTCAATAAACAACGGGCGTGCGGTGTTTACGAATAACACCCGTAGGAGCATATCATCCTCCACGCCCCGAGCCTTTACACAAAGGGCTCGGAGGTAAGTTTTGGCTTTCTCACTCAAGGCTTTTATATCCTCCTCCAGCGCTCCGGCTTCGGTCAAGGCGTCGTTAACCGAGGATTGATGCTCCTCGGCGAGCTTCTGCTCTCTAGTCTTTCTTGCCTCGGCTTGTTTTTCGTCTAGCTTCGGCTGTTTTAGCGCCCTTACCACATCCTGCAAGGTAGCATATTTAAATACAACCTTTTCAACCGCCGTTCTAAGCTCGGCGGGGGTTGTAAAGTGCGCCTTTGACTTCGCAAAGGCGGTTGTCAAGAATCTAGCACATTGCATCCTTAAAAGAATCTTAGTCTTTCTTGAATCATAGCGGAGCTCCCCTTTTACATTAAACACGGCTTTATAAACATATTCATTAAATTGCTTGTCTGTTTCCTTTATCCCTGCCTGCAAGCGACTAGCACGCAGGATAACAAGCTCGCACGCCTGCTGAAGGGGGGTGCGACTACTAACCTCCTCCTTCCATAAGCGCTTCGCTTCGGAGCATGCATATGCAAAGCCCTCCTTAAAAGTTTTAATCTCAACTACCTCGGCGCTTGCTTCGGTTGTTACTTTATTCATATCTTTATTCATTTTAATCACCTTTCATTGTCTAGCCGTACCGCATCGGGAATCGGCTTGTTTTAAATCATAACCGCCCTGTGACGCAGTCCTTAGGGGCGTGCGCCTTGTTTTTCCTGCGCCCCTCCCACGGGCGCAGGGCTCGGGGGCGGGGACGGGGGCGGTGTTATTTACTATTTGTTATAGCATACCTACGGGAGGTATAAATATGATATATAATAAAAAAGAATAATTTACAAGCATATTTTTTTATTTATGCAAAAACAAGGACTTAACACGCACCAAAAAATGCTAAAATTTTTTTGTCTAGTCCGTTTTTTGCTTACTAGTCCGGTGAAAAGTCAATAAATACAAGGCTTTGAGGCGATTCGCAACCGATTCGCAAGGGGTATATGATTTTATAGAATAGACAAAAAATGGGGTGTGAGAATAGTTCCCACATTCCGCCAGCCCAAAAAATTTTTCCGAACCTAACACAATCTAACAGCCGACCCCGTACGCAAGCAGAAAACCGCTTTATACCCACCGCAAAAGCCTAAGCAACTGGTCTCTCTGCAAGCAACTGGTCTCTCTGCAAGCAACTGGTCTCTCTGCCTCTATTTCCCGTCCCTCTATTTCCTGTCCCTCTATTTCCTGTCCCTCTATTTCCTGTCCTTTAGCTTTCCCTGGTCTCTTAAATGCTGCTTGGTTTCCTTTTGTGCTTTAAGTGCTAGCCTATGACGACGTGCAAACTCGGGATAGAAGACAGTGGGGGAGGTTAGCTTTCCGTCAAGTACAAAGAGCCGAGAGCCAGGGGGACATTTGTGAGGGGAGTCTTGAGTCGTGATAGGCGGCTCTGGGGCAGTTAATTTTGGCGTGTGACCCGTAGCGAATGTATTTAGCTGGGATTGTTGCTGAGAAGACTGAAAAAGCTGCTGGTACGAAGAAAAGTGGCCCTGCTGCGTGGCTTGGGTGATTGGCTCGGGGTCGGCAGCCATTAGCGACTCCGACTCCTTTAGTAACTGGTCTTGCATTTGGTTTGGCTCTAGGCGACTTGATTCTGGTTCCGGTGACAGTGGATCATGCACTGGGTCCCGTCCTAACATCCGGCTTAGAGTGACCGGGTCAGGGGCTCTCCGTCCTTGTCCATTGTGAGTCCATATACCGTCAAGCCAACCACTTCGAACTCCAGCAGGACCGAAAGTTCCTGGAGCCTCGTTAAGAAGAGCCTCAACCCAACAGGCTTTACATGTGCAGTTGCGTAGCAGAAACTCGAATATTTCTCGTAAAGAGTATTGACCGCCAGGGGAGAGTTGCGCCGGTTGTTGTTGGTCTTGGGGCTCTTGGCTTGCGGCGTTTGACCTTGGTTTGCGTTGGCTGGGCTCTTGGCTTGGGACTGGCTGCTTGTGACTGGCATTTGTGCTTGTCCCTGAGTGATCGAGATGGTTACACGCCTCGGTCCTTCCTCCGAGGTAAGGTAGAAAAAAACTGTGTCATTTTCGCAAGCAATCTGTCTCATGAGCTCCGTATGACTTGGTGGAATCGTGTAGTCTTTTTGGCTATTTACTTCACGGATAATGGAAATGGCCCAAGCTGCAATCGCCTCCCTTTCCTCTGCGGCAATGATAGAGCCTAAATCCCTCACCTTCTCCTCTTTGGGCACGATTCTGTCAAAGGAGAGGACTAACCACCGACGATTGAACCCCTCTGAAGCATCTGATGTTTTGGGCAGATAGTTAGAGGCGAACCAGTGTGTAGCTTTTGGGGAGAACGAGAATGTCTGACCGAACTTATAACTGGCTTGGAGACTGGAACCATCAATAATAGACTTAAAGCTGGCACCTGGGATCAACCGTTTATTCTCCAGCTCTCCACACACATTCATAAGCGAAGTGGACAACTCTGCTACGTCAAAGTTAGAGCTGAAATTATAAGGCGTCACATAAGAGACCACATTATCTGGCAGTAACCGTTTCATAATCTCTAACATTTGAGACTTACCCGATCCAGCAATACCGTAAAGCAGAATGGCTCTGGCAAAGGAAGTACCCAATCCGAAGAAAGTGGTAACCATAGCCTCTTGTAATGCACGACAACGGGCCTTGAAATCGTTAGTGTGACCCCAGACCGACGCAAGGAAACGATCAAAGACTGGGTGATTATTTACGGCGTCTGGCATGTAGCGGTAGGGTAGAGTATAAGTGGCACCGTAACTTGGATCGTGAGGGTGCATAATACCGTCTACATCTACATAACAGTTGGCAAAGTTCACACCAGGGACTCTCGCAGTATCCAGATCGCCTTGAGGAACCAGTGACTTAATAATTTTGAGGATACCGTCGTGATCACTGGCACGTTTGGCGGCCGGATAGAAACCATAATCGGTAGCAATGGCCTTAAGGAACTCGCTCTTGTCAACGGGAATCCAATGAGAACCCCTATATTGCCAGAGTTTGTCTTGGTAGTAATGGATCGGGCCAAGCCGTAGGAAGTCTTCAAGTAATGATTTTGCGATCTCTGTGTGGTCCGTTCCCTCCAGTTCGCCCTTCGTGAGCTCCATAAGACGACGTTTAAGACTGGTTTTTGTGACAGTATGACGGTTTGTGGAGACGATGTACTGGAAAATGGCATCAACTTCGAGCGTAGAGATGGACGGAGAGTGCGAAATACGGCGAATCACATAGTCAATAGAGGAAAGCCGCTGAATGGACTCTTCTTCTGGGTGTTTTTCGAAGTCAGCCTTAAGATAGTTGAGGAGCTGGCTTACGGACCACTCTGTATGCTCATCGGCAAAGTCAAGACCCCAATTTTTACGCTGTTCTTCGGTCAAACCATCGTCCCAGCCAAGTGGAAGTGGTCTATTTTTCGGGCCTGTGACATCCTGAATAAGAAACTGGATAAGATTACGGATGCCTTTTTCCACATCTATATCATCTCCGGCAACGTTCTCTACACACACGTTCTTCCATGCCCGTAACCGCTCAATGGCTTCCAGTAAGGTTAGCTCTCCACGGGTAACTCCGGCAGCGAAGAGCCCAGCGATGGAAGTCATTTTAACATCCCGAGAGCCTTGCGATACATAGTCAGTGGTGCGAGTATATCCTAAGTGGGACAGCATGACACCTTTTTCTGAGAGGGCTGACCGTAGAATTTCCTCAATGTTGTCGGGGAGCTTGGTCAGGTAGGGGAGTGCGGACACGAGCGGAACGTTGGATACATACGGTTTCTGGGTCGTCGGGTGAATAGACGGCGGCAGTACAACTTGGTTACCTGTGGACAACATTTCGCAGTACATCTTTCCGTTTACATCTTTTATTTTGAACGGTTTTTGGCCCGTGTACTTGTAGAGGAGCACCTTACCTTTGGAACCGACACGAGTCCAAGGAGAGGGCCCACAGAGTTGAGTAATAAGATCTATAAGCGCTTGGTTATCCGTATCAATATCAATGGCAATACAACCAGCTTGCGGACCTAAGGGCAGACCAATGTTACAGTCTGGGTAGTTTTTCAGCCAGTGATCTTGTTCTTGTGGGGTCGGCATGCGTTCTTTATAGTTTTGCCAGCCAATCGTGAATGCCTCTTTTCTACGGGCGAGGAGCGGAATAACTGGTAACCCATGCTGCCAAAGTTCCGGGGCATACTTAGCGAACAGCCCCTCATTCGGATAGTATTGACCATCTTCCGCAAGTAAATGCGGATGTACTTTAGCGTGGAGAGCCTTAAGAGCTGGTTCACTAATTGGAATGGTGGGCTCGGATTCGGGTGCGGCTTTGGTGTGGGTGTCGTCTATAAGCTGGCCAAGAGCTTCCAGTCCCTTGTTAGCCTGTTCAGCTGCATCCGTTAAAAAGGTCGGCGCAGTTGGCTCTAGGCTCTCTCGTGTAATAATTGGTGCCTGTGCGATTGGTGCGGCTGCTGTGTTTGGTGCGGTATCATTTTGTGTATTCATTTACTGTCTCCCTATCAGTATGTTCAAGTCTATCTATTTCGTCGAGGAACTGTTCTCTTATTTCTGGCGTTACTTTTTTCATCGCCATCAGTACCTTCGTCTCAAATTCTCTCATCTGGCTAATATTTTCAGAGCGTTCAATAATGTTAAGCAGTTTCTCAAGCAGCGTGGTAGCCGTCTTGAGCACTGATGCCTTGTCTTTTTCGTCAAGAGTATTAGAGCCTAGAATTTCCTTGGTCTGATAGTAGAGTATTTCTGATTCTTTGCGAATGTCAAGCTCAGAAGTATCAAGCTCACCAATAACGGATCCTGTAGTGGAGTTGGTGGCGTTTGCGTTAAAAATGAGTCCAAGTGCTTTCTTAATTGGTTCTGAATACGGCGAATTGTTAAGGTAGCCGGTAATAGAACGCATGTTTTGTCCCACTGTGTAAATCTTGAAAATCGTAGCATAGTCAATGTCTGGGTAATCGTTTAGTGCTGCGGATGTGGGTGCAGTTTGTGCTGAGACTGCGAACGGATCGTAAACCCCAGCATTATTAGTCTGTGTTGCGGTAGCTGAATTAGTTGTTATTACCATTGGTCGGTGCTCCATCAAGAATTAAAGGTTCGGCTGAGTGGTGTTCTTTAAATAGCTCAACGTCGGCTAATATAAAGTAAGGCTTTCCACCTAATGTTCTTCTTGGTAGCAACTGACCGCTTTTGATATAACGGTAGATTGTTTGGTAAGATAAACCCACGAGCGAAGCGAACTTCTCCATGTTTATCTTTTTGTTCAGGTCATCCATAATTATCTCCCTCTAAAAAGTTATTTCGTGTTAGGTTATGTTAGATTATGTTAGGTTATGTTAGTTGTCAAGTGCTTATTGACAAGAACTGGAAATTTTTTTAAGATATGCACAGGATTTGATGGAGGCTCAGATGAAAATATACTCAAACAACCCATATTTACAGGCTCTTGCAGAAAAACTGGTAGAGCAACGATCAGACACAAGCATGGCTGACTGGGTGTGCAATAATACAACAATCGGTGGAAAACCATTTAGCTTTAAGGGATATGAGTTCCAAAGAGAGATAGTGAACGACATGCACCCGAATCTATGCTGTAAAAAGCTGTCCCAAGTAGGTATTACGGAAGTGCAAATACGAAAAATGCTTGGCTTTATGCAGATGAACCCAGGAACGAGGGTAATTTATACGTTCCCTGACAACATCTTAAAGGACAACAACAGTAGGGGTCGTATCAGGCCAGTTGTGGACCACGATTTTCCAGAAGATAAGTCATTCGGGGCGGCTAAGAGCATCCGAAACAATGATATGATCCAGCTGGGCACGTCCTTTATGTATATATCTGGTGGTTCTGAATCCGATGTGACCTCGACTCCGGCAGATATGGTCTTGAACGATGAGATTGACTTAGGCGATCCTGACTTCTATTCTCTGGTGAACTCCCGTCTGCAAGCGTCCTCATGGAAGATAAAGCAAAGTTTCTCCACGCCGACATTCTCTGGATTCGGGGTGTCCTTAGAGTTTCAGAACAGTGACCAAAGAGAATATATGGTAAAGTGTCCGCATTGCGGCAACTGGCACATTCCACAATATGACCTGGAGTCCGTCTACATTCCGAACTTGCCTGACTACATACAACGGCTGACGGATATTAAGGAAGATCTAGCTGTTGGACTGAATTTGGACGATGCCTATGTGAGATGCCGTAAGTGTGGGGCTAATCTGGAACTGTCAGCAGATTCCCAGAGAGAGTGGGTTGCCAGATTCCCAAGCAGATTGCATAGTAGAGGCTATCAGATCCGACCGTTTTCCACAGACAGACTGAGCATCCGTTACCTAGTGATGACCATTGCCGACTACATAAAGAAAGGCAAGATCCGTCGTGCCTATAATACTGTACTGGGCGAAGAGT